GGCAGACCAACAGCAACAGATTCAGAGCTGGTGTTACTAATCACATACTGACCTTCCATAGAGTAGCCAATGCTGACAACCTCAGAGGCCGTAGGAGCAACAGTTACTACGTTAGTGCTAGCAGCAGCGGTTACCAGAGTACCAATATCGGTGTCTGCCTCAATAGCAGCAGCGACAGCAGTAGCAGCTTGAGCAGGGGTGGATGCGGCGGACAACGAAGTTGTAGAGATTGATTTAACAAAAGAACTGGTATTGGTTTTAACAGTAATATTTAGTGTCAAAATACCAGAATAAGATGCTTGATTGTAAGTAACAGTTGTGCCAGTATATGCAAGTCGGCCAACTTTAACTATATCAGGGCGGAATTTACCAGCAAAGACATTTTCTGCAAAGCGGTGAACTGGACTACCAACAGCAAAGCCAGCAGAGACAATACTATCTAGGTCACTATAAGCTTGTACACGTCCTGTAAAAACGTTGGTTGGTGTGATGAAAACGGGAGTATCAAAACCTAGTTGTTCAATCTGTGATGTCCCTGGGCTGACTGATACATCGACTGCTGTATCTTTGTAACTCATTGATTTTTCTCCAATGTTGTTAGTTTATGTAATATTAATTCTTCTATCTTAGACATGTTAAAAGGTTGTGTTGTCTCTGTATACCCATCTGGAAAATCCTTTTTAATAACAACACCCAACTCTATACCAGACTGTTTAATACTCTTTTCCAATTGCTTAGGTATATTTCCATCTTCAAAATATGCACACCATATAAGGTTATGTTTATACTTAGTAACCCTTATTTGGTCACTTAACCGGTCAGGAACACTTCTATTTGTTATCCCAAACTTAATAAAACTACCATTTACATTTGTCCACTCCACTACATAGATTGATCCGGGCCGGTCTGGTCTATATCCAGTTTCAGCACACAGTGGACACCTTGTACCTCCTTTAACGAAGTTGTCGTAAGTAGCTAGCTGTACTCCATGTTTCGGGCACATATATTCGAATTTTGAATTCTGATTGTTATAACCAGAAGGAAACGACATCATTGTATACCCATGGGCATCACATATTGCCGAACAATTTTTAAATGCTACGTTTTCTGGAGTCTTCCTGTTAATGGCGTGTATTCTGTATTTACATTTGGGGCAGCCACTTAATTTGTGAATAACGTCATTACTGTTGGCATCCCACAGATACCCACACTCTAAACATTCAAGTTTTACTTTTGTTTTATGTCCATGATGTTCTTCAGAAAAGCTGTGTACTTTGAATCTTCCTGATATAGCCCTCTTTATAATTATAAGGTGTTGCCAAGTTTCCCACTTAATAGTAGAACAGCCGCAAGGCTTTCTTCCTCTTTTTAAATCAGCTTTTGTACTTATAAAATGTCCATCAGGAAACAACTCGGTATCTTTTGAGCACTCAGTACATGTAACCTTATATACCTTATTGTACCCTCTCCTTCCGGCAATACCAATAACTTCTAACTTACCATCATCACTCTTCCAACCTACAAAAGGATCTTCTTCGTTAATAGAGATGTGGCCTCCCTGATAGTTTATGTTTGAACAATAACTTCGCTATCGATTGTATCTGCTGAATCTTTTATTCCAAGAAGAACTCTAATTCTTTCTAAATCTTCAAATGCTCCATAATCTCCATCAACAAACAATACATTAAAGACAACAACAAAACGTGCTCTGTCTTCGAAAGTTTGATAATCAATTGGTACTCGTTGTTTCTGAGCATCTGTGCAAGAAGCAAAAGCAAATCTTGGATCTTTAAAATAATCTGTATTAATCCAAGGAAGATGAAGAGAGTGTTTTATTTTGGAAGCGTCATTTAATGTATCGCCTTTGCAAACAGTAATGATGAAGTTAACTTGACTATTCCAACTTTGCCTTACAAACCCATTATTATCCAACTCTTCGTTGGAGTGCCAGTTAGGATCTGCAATAACCGATTGTTCAATCATTACATAATCGTCTGTTTGTTTAGGGATTACAGACTCACCTACCAATATTAATTTTCTATTTGTTACTGTCTTAATAAAGAAACCTAACTTATTAGTAAGGTCTTGAATTAATGTTTCATCATGCACTAAGACTCCTTACTCAAAAGCACTTGGTTCTAAGATAACTAAATATTGATAACGTGATACACCAGTATATGGGAAACTAAGAGCACGTAATACAGTAAACCATAATTGTCTACCTGTAACACTATTCAGTTGTACTTGATCGCTCATAATCCCTGTACCATCAATGCCAACAACCAAAAGGTCTGATGTCCACAAATAATATGATTCGTAACTCTTTAACCCAGCTTCAGATAATTGACTTTCAAACTTCTTAACAGCATCGCCAGTCAAAGGTTGAACTGAGCACTTATTAATTGTTTTACTTGTAAAAGTTATTGTGTTATTATCATTCTCAAAAGGACTGTCGGGGTTTTTTACCGAGGATCTTGAACGTGCATTCAATGTAACTTGAGGCAAAAGTGTGTTAGACCCAATTAATGAATAACTCATTAGAATCTACCTCCTTTGCTAAAATTATACTCCGCATTCTGAGTAACTTTATATTTGCAGGAGTCACGAAGATCTGAGAAATGATACATTGCATCATCAAACCCTTTTACAGCAGCCCAAGCAGGACTAACCTTTGGGTTAGAGAAAGTACCTGCATCAATAGTAAATTGAATAGCCTCAACGTACTTCTGACCTACAACCTTCAATGCAGTTTCTGGCATCTTTCCTGCAACCACAATACTTCTATAAACATTCTTAATTAATCTGGGAAGTTCATACTTGAAAGATAAAGAGCTTGTTAACATCACATTACGTTGAGGAAGGTTCCCGTAGCCAAATTCATGGATGTTCATCAGTTGTGCTGTTGTCATTCCAGAATAATGCGGATCATCATAGAAACCAGCTTCAACTTGTGTTTTGACTAATTGCTGTAGCCTTTTCTCAAACCTTCGTAAACCTGACATATCCATTTTAGTTGTAGCTTTCATTTTAATCATAAAATATAACTCCAAGCTACATAAGGTTAGTCTTCATAAACAAAAGGATTTTTAGGGTTTCGATATCGTGATGTATAGTCAACAACACCATCAACACTATAAGCACCTTTACTGTTTGGATCTTTACGCACTTCTTCAAACTTATCTTTGCGGACACCACCAATAATGATGAGGTTATCAAAACCACCAAGGCTTGGGTCAATGAAGTCTGGGTTTTCTGTGATATATTGCAGCAAATCTTTCCAAGCTTGCAATTGTGATCCACCAGTAACAGATATTTGTTCTTGTCCTCTCTTTTCAGTGCGTCCTGTCCATACATTACCAGAACTAACTGTCTTGGAGATTAGATATTGAAGACATGAGACTGTGGTGTTCCAAAGGACAAGAGGTTCATTCTCAGGTTTATTGTCTACATCGAATTGCAATTCCCACCGAGATAAAAACAAATCAATCGTGGCGGTAGGTAAAAGTTGTTCAGAGATATCCCCGAGGATAACTCTAATATAAGCGATTCTTTCCTCGTGAGTCATATTATCCTCAGAACTTAAATAGTATTAGATATTTCATATCTGTTGCAAAAATTAATAATTAAATAGTTTTTAGTCCATTAACAAATCTTACCACAAATATATAAAATTTTCAATCTGTTAAAGAACTTTATTATTTAAAACTACTAAATATTTACAACTTATAGTATCTAGCATATTATTTTGCTTTAGTACGACCACGAGGTTTTGGAGCTTCTTCGGTCTTAACGACTTCTGTTTCAGTTTGTTTTTCTTCTTGAAAACCCAGCAGTGTTACAAATGGAAGTTCAAAGCATTCTTCAACATTTAATTTAGCATTTGCATGTTCAATTAGGGCACGAATAAAGAAGTGGAAGTTAGGGGTCTGATACTCACGACCATCTTTTGTTACAAAACAATAATCAAAAGAAATTAGCGTCTTTTCATAATCAATATCAGAGACTTTGGAGATTGCTGACAATACTTCAGCTTTAGTTACATATTCTTGTTGCATTATTAGTCCTATTTGCTATGCTATATCATAAACAAAGGCCGCCACCCTTAACGGGGGCAGCCTAAGAGCTTACTTACAATTTATTATACAGAAGTCAGTTTGATGGAAAGTTCAGGACGAGAGTTTACACACAGTACAGAACTTTCAGTTTCCAGCATCTGGCTACGACCATTCTTAACTTCGTTAAGGAACAGGTAGGCTTCACGAGCAGTGGTGTTAGCAAATGCAACATGGTCAGCAGGAGCAAAGTGCATGGTGAACATACCTTCAATGCCACGGGGGAACATATAAGCTTCGCCAGTAGGGACATAACCAGAAATATCTTCCATGAAGGTGTAACCTTTGTGGACGAAGTAACGGTTATTCAGGTCACCACCAAGGCGTTCACGCAGAGGTTCTTGGGTAGAAGCATAACGATCATATGCTTGCTTAACAAACGGGTTGTCAATCAGCTTTTGGAACCAAGTACGAGAACACAGAACTACAATGCTATAACCATCAGCGCCATTACCAGCTTTATCGATAATAACAGAACGACCTTGTTCTTCGATAGTGGTCAGGGGGTCAATGGTGGTAGAGGCAAATGCAACAGGAACAGTAGTCTGAGTTTGACCCCAAACAGTGAAATAGTTGTAAGTACCAGTAGAAGCATCACCACCAGTACCCATAATAGCTTGAACCATCAGTTTCTCACGTTGTTCTTGGTGAGTCTTTTGGATCATAGAGGTACGGCGCATAACTACATCTTCTACAGTCTTAGGTGCATTGGGGTCTGCGTAAGAAACAAAGTTCTGTACATCACCAGCTTGAATAGCACCATCCAGAGGGTAGAATGGGATCTTGAACTGTTTAGCTACAGCGTCTTCACTTTGAATGAAGTTACGCTCACCACCACGCAGACGACCGGGAATAGCACCACGGTTCCAAGAAACTTTCTTAACTTCACAAATATCAGACTGGTGATATTCTGGAACGAAAAGCTCCATGTTGGTAACAAGGGTATTCTGACGAGGTGCAACCTCAAGCAGATGGGAAAAATCTAGAAAAGTAAAACCAGTATTAACTACGCTCATTTATTTTAACTCCGAATTATTAAATTATTAACCGACTACTTTATCAGTAACTTTAATGCCTTTTGCTTCCAGTGCAGTAACACCAGCAGCATTGATAGCACCATCGCTAAATTTCAGCAGATTCTTATTCAGAGTCAGAGCACGTTTAGCAACGACCAGTTTGTACTGAGTACCAACTACAAAATCTTGTGCTTCACGAGTTACACGAGCATCGATAAGAACAGAGGCTACGTTGGCAGCATCTGCAATTGCAGCCCAAGTGCCATCAGCTTTAAGCAGAGCACCAGCAGCCATACTTGCAGCCCAAGTAACAGAAACTTCTTCTACAGAGTAACCAATATCAGATGCTTCAACAACACCAAGAACTAGGTCAGAGTAGAACTGGGAAATAGATTCAAGACGATTCATTATTTTAACTCCGATTATTTAGATTTGTTTTCAGCAGCCCATTTGGCAGCTTTAGCTTTGATAACTTCTTGGGGGTCTTGGGCATCAACAACTACTTTGCCATCTTTACCAACTTCGGTAATAGCAAATTGTTCTTTAGTCTTATTGACCTCTTCTTTCATTGCTTCAATTTGTTCTTTAGCAGATTTAAGAATATTTTGAATCATGTCGAACTCAGCAGTCTTACGAGATTTCATCAGGAAATCAACAACTACATCAGTTTTATCTTCAACAACAATACCAGTAGATTTTACAAATTCAGTAAACTCATTCTTTTGTACTTGTTCAGCAGCTTTCAGAATTTCTTCTGCTTCAGCAGCCTTAGCTTTTGCTTTTTCAAGTTCTTCTTTCAGCGGTGCTTGAGCTGCCTCAAGTTGGGCCTTCAGAATATCTTGGAACTCAGCAGATTTCATTAGTTCTTGGATATCCAATGGTTTCTCCGTTTTATCTTTAGTTTTATTAACGTTAATA